CGACCCGCTGATTAAGAGTTGGTTTTGTGTTGAGCAGTTACACGCATTCACGGGAAGAAATCGGCTTTGTTACGCGGTTTACGCCTTTTGAAAAGCTGTTACAAGAAGCTATAAGTATTTATATGTTGTTTTGCTCTGCCCCATTTATGCCCCGCAAGTATTCTTTATAAACATTTTCTATATTAATTGTATCCTTTTGTATTCTTTTGTTTAGTATAGCAATTTCTTTGTCTGTCCGCAAACTAGCAAATAGTTTTTTTACAGCACGATCTTTCCCCTCAACATAACAAATATATCTAAAATCATTAAAGCTATATAGTCTCATGTCATAACCTCGCAGAAAACAATATCTTCTATATTAATGTCAATTATTCGCTCGTCAAATCTTTCAAGCTGCACAATGTGTTTTTCGTTATCAATGTGGACTGGAACTACATACTTGTACCGCACATGATGATTGTTCTTTAAAAACAGTACTTCTATCGACCAGTTACGCTTAAGTGCATCTGCTAATACTATTGAATGTTCTAAAATATCATCAAATAAGTTATACATTTACTTCACCTCTTAACTTTATTATACGAACAAACGTTCTTAAAATCAAGTCTTAAAAAGTGTTGTGTTGCATAAAAATCTATGTAATAATATTCACAAGAACGATTTTCGTTCTTTATTTCATTCAACTATTAGCTGTTTGACATCCCGTTTTTTACATCTGAATATAACAGCAACCTCGAATTTTTTCGGGGTATTTTTTATTTTCTATGTTTAATATATATTTTAAACATAAAAAAACCTCTCAGCATTTTAGCTAAGAGGTCTTTTGGCTTATAATTTTGCTATTGAGTTATAGGATAAAGTTTCGCATCGTTTAACATCTGCAAGTTTAATCTTGAATCCCCACTCCCACACATCGTTGAAAACAGCACAATTCACATAGCCGTTTTTCAAGCTAGATGGATCAATGCGAACTATTTCGCCTTTCGTGATTTGAATGACACCTTTGCCACCAACTTTTTCGGCAAGCTTTTGCGTTACTTTTGCTAGTGCGATAACGTAGCTACCAGAAATCGCAGGACAGGTCCAATTTGCGCGATTTGTGTAGCCTTTGATTGTTTTGAATTCGCAAAATCCGCTTTCATATTTAAAAATAGCGCCTTTAGGTAGCTCTGCAACTACTTTTTTGAACGTTTTATCCTTATAAACTTTTACTCCTGATTCTACTACGATATTTTTTTGTACCATCTTTGTTGCCTCCATTTTTAAGTTTTATTTTAGGAAGTAGTTTGCTGTGTAATACCAGCCGTCTGACGGATACCAAAGCTCTAGGTATCTACATGTAGTATAATTTGTCGTTGATGTACGTCTTGTACCAATATTGATTATGATCATATACTAAGAACTCAGTTCCTACCTTATACATGCGGAATGGTGATGATTTAAAGTCCATTTTCGGTAGCAGTGGTGCGCTATCAATGACTTTACCCTCGTAACGATTTGAATTTGTATTAGTGTTTTGTGTTGCAGCAGGGATTTTCTCACCACTTACAGCATCACATAGTTCAAAATGCGGATAGTCTTTAAAACTTTTCCAGTCTCCGCCCCATTTAAACCCTTCTGCTTTCATAGCAGCAACAACCTTTTTCCACCGGGAAGTTGTTGACTCCCAAATAACATCTTTTCCGTCATTTGTATACAAGCACAAGTCAACAGCTACCCCGTAGTTGTGATTAGATTGCCCGCCCTTGGCATTAGTAACAATTGCTCCAGGTTTGGTTCTCCCTTGTGCATATAGCGCATTTTGTTCCGCTGTTGAGCGGTAACCTTGCGCAACACAAAGATAAATACCTTCTTTTGCCATTTTTTTAATTACATTTCGTGTTTTATCCGATGTAATTTTATACATTCCCCCAGCATTCAATTTGCGATTTGCTTTTTCAATTAGCCATGCCTCTGTTAATGCCATTATTTATCATCCTTTCCATATTTTTTAGCTCGATTAGTAAATTGTTCGAACAAACCGGTTCCGCCAGCTCCTGCTAATGCACCTGCCCAAATCATTGTTGCAAGCGATCCAGAACCATCCAAAGATGTTGCCAATGCCCCTAAAATCGCCCCGACAAGAATGCTTACAGTCGGAAGCCATTTCGAAGGAATTAGCTCCGTTTTCTTAATTGCCTGCACAAAAACGGGTGTTACAACTACTAAAAATGTCATATAAACTAGTAACTCTTTTCCAAACTCCATTTTCATCATCCTTCACTTTGTAATTTTGTGTTCTAGTAAATCTACCTTATGCGCTAACTTACCAACGGATTTTGACAGACTGTCAATTGACTGTTGTTGTTGTCCCATCATGTCATTTTGCTTGTCCATTAAACGCTGTTGTTCGTTCATCGTACTAATAAACTTATCTCGTTCTTCTTTCGATTCTTTATCCCGCTTCTCCCGCTCTGTTTCCATTTTGTCCCGCTCTTCTTTCATTTCTACTCTTACTATTTTTGAGTCATCCCAAATCCTTTTGGTAATAATCAACAAAATAATAAACAGTGCGACAAATAACGCTGCGAAAAACATTTCTTTTGCTAAAGCATAATCAAATACTTTCGTTAAGCCTTCATACATCCCAATCATCCCCTATTTTCAACATAAAAAATAAGCCTACTCGGCTTTTGCTTCTTTCATAGCGATTATTACATCTGCTTGTGATCTCGTTATCTTTTTTAAAGTAACGAATTTATTAACATCTGCTTCAGTATAGTAGCCACCTAAAAAATAATCTTTTACTTTTTCATACCAGTTAATCATTTACAAAACACCTGCCTCCGCCAAAGATAATAGTAAGTTTGCATTATCTTGTTGCGTTTGTTCCGTCTTCTGTTCGACTTCTGCCACATATAGCATTAAGTCCGCATAATCTTGTGTTAATTTTTCTATTTCTGATAGTGGAGGAGGGTCCATAACACTTGCATCTTCACCAGCACTCCATTTTTGGGTCTTTACATTAAAAACTGGATTTACAGAAGGAACTGGCGGCGCAATTAATGTATAACCATCTGGAACCTTTTCCCCTTTTTCCAAAACAATTAAGTCATCACGTTCAAAAATACCGTCTGCATCATATTTAAAAACTTTTATTAACTCGCTCATGTTGTCACCTCTTTAGTTAAATAAATTATGCCGTCAAGTCCAGTGTTCACGTCTACCGAGCCAACACCAACAATATTTATATCAGCACTCACACTTAGATATATATTCGCTTGATTACTTGCTGCTGTACTCTGCTGTGCAGCGGAATAAAGTTTATTCCAGCTCGCATCAGGAGCTAAAAAAGTTGGCAATGTTGCACATATACCTGTCCCGTTCCCGGTCCCTTTTCCTACAATTCCGCTAACAATAACTAGAAACCGGTTGCCAAACTTAATGTATCGAGCGACTAAAGGCTGACTTGCAACAAATCCGTTTTTTGGCGTCAAAGTAACGCTTTGCACCGCACTAGCTAGTTCGAAAAAAGTTTTTGCATCAGCAAGTGCTTTATCTGCTTTAGCCTGTGCGCTAGATGCTGTTTCTTTTGAATTCCAGTTCGTTTTATCTGCTGCGGTGACATGAATATCCGCATTATTTACATGTGCATTTAAGTCTGTTTTTTGTGCGAATTGCGATGGCTGCATATCATCAAATTGTGTTTTTAAATCATCTGCTTTTTTATCAACGTCATCTAATTTAGTGTTTAATCTCTCGAACGATTCATCGAATATTTTTTCGTAATCATCCCAGCGCTCCACATAAAATTCTGATACTGGGAAAAAGTCGCTATCTATTAATGCTTTTTTTATCTCAAAACTGAATTTATATACCCGCATCGCTTGACTGTTTTTGTATTTTATATACAATTCAGCAATAGCATTGCCAGCGTGTGCTATTTGAGAGTCTGTAAGTGAGTATTCTGCAATTCCCCTAACACCATCAATAATAGTTGGTTTCACAAGATACTTACTCTCTGACTCTGTTCCTTTCGCTAAAATCATTGCAAGCTCTAATTCAGCAGCAGACGATAATACTAAATCTTGATTATCTTTATCTATATTAAAAATAAGTCTAGCTGTTCCGCCAGAATCTTGCGTATAAAAAACAGATTTTTGAAGTGGTTTATCTTCTTGCGTTGTGACGTTAAAATCATATACACCATTTTTATGAATAACGTTTTCAGTCATGTTCTAACCACTCCCCCGCCACTCAGTTTCGTAGGCGTATCAGCTTCCCAAGTCCCGCTATTGAGATTGAAAATATCGGCGCTTTGAGGATACAAACCAATCGCACTTTTTGCGCCATGGACGATATTCTGAACCTCGACTCTAGCAGTGTTATAACCGCGAACATCAACATTTTGTGAGGCAAAATAACAGCCGTTGACATCAGCAGAACAAGCATCAATGAATACGGCTGTAAACGGGTCTATCGCTTTAGTATTGAAAGCCATTCTGCATTTTGTAATCCTTACAAATCCGCAGCGTATAGCCTTGATAAAATAGTTTTTCGTTGTTCCTGCAGTATTTGTTTGTTCTATTCCAGCAATATAAATATATCCAGATGTATCAGATACTGAAATACTTCTGATTTGACAAGTAGTAGGACCAGCCGCAGGATCAACTGTTTCATAATTAGAAGATAGAATATATAATGTTACACCTGATAATGGCGGTATAATCACATCTTCATCATAGCGTCCAGGATTAATCCACAAGCGTAATGTATTACTATTAAATACACGTGGGAAATTCATGGTAGCTTTGTTAATTGTTTTAAATGGCTTATTTTTTTCTCCAGTCCCTGCAGTATCATCCCCTGAAACGGAATCCACATAGACCTCAATTGAACCAGCATCCAGACCATACAGACGATTTAGCATATATAATACTTGCTCATTTGTTAGTTCAATACTCGTTATTCTCGTCATCATGTTCTTTAAACTATCTGCAAGAGAATCTAAGTCACTATCTAATCTATCTTTCGCTAATTCAAATATTTTATTCTGTAACTTAGAAACCCTTAAATCAACAACTTCATTGCTAGAATTACCACCGGATGCAATAACCAAATTTGTAATTCTTTTTCGCAGATGTTCTATTTCATAATCAGATAAATTTAATCCATTCTCGATTATTTCCCAGTTATCATTTATCTTTTTCATAAATTCATATCCTTGCAATAAATCGTCTAATCTATTTAAATCTCTCATTTTTTAACCCCCTTCTTTACTTCTTTTAAATGTGCCAATGTTTTCGATAATGTCCCTTTCACACTATTTATTGATACAACTGGTGTTTTAGTTGATTGAGGATAAAGCGTTATCTTTTGAATTCTACTATAGACATCAATATTTTTTCCGCGAACATATCCTGCATTTCCTAGCCCGACACGCTCCACTTTTTTCTTATGAATATTCCCTTTAGTAAATTGCACATAGTCAAGAGTAATAGAAATATCCGGAACATCTTGCAATGTTTCTTTTAATCTTGCTTTTAAATTTGCTGTAGTAGTAGAATCATCACTATACTTAGCAGCGTCAATAATGCCATAAATATCAGCGTTCGGACTCGTATACGTAGTTGTAACAATAGGATTACCATTATCTCCCGATTTACCATCTCCAGATATTCTAGTTGCTAGGTTTGTACTGTCATTTGTAAATGAAAGTTTATTTATATTAAACCCATCTACAAATATAAATGCATTCTCAATGCCTATTTTTTTCCGAATAACAATATGATAATTTGTCACTTCGAATTCTGCTTTAAAATTCACTAAAATATTATTTAAAAGAACATTCAAAGCAAAATCATTTCCAAGGCTTTCAAAATCAAAAGAAGAAAAAGAGTCCAAAATTTCATAGGTGAATTTTGTCCCACTAACAATAAAGTCCATACACGACTTTATTGTTTGGCTTCCCTTAAGTTCAGAAGTGAGTAACTTATTATTTAGATCCTTTACAATGTGAAGACATTGTACATTATAGCCAATCGTGTCTCCTGAACCAATGCATGAAAACATCTCAATTCTATACATTTCTTTGCTTTCCACTTCAGTAATCACACATTTTTCTGTGATCATATCGAATGCTCTTTCGTTATACTTTCTATACACTGTAAAATTTAAATCAGGTACTGTATTTATTTCGAAATTATTTTCTAAAATACTATGATTAGTAAGAGGTTCACTATTACCATATAAATCTGTAACTTCTAACATTTCTCCACCTCTTTACATGTAATAATAAAAACGAAAATCGAACGATATTTCTAAAGGACCCGTACTCCCCATGATTTCAATCTCATTCCATCCGGGGGCTAAACCAATTGTTGATTTTTCAGTGTCGCCATATATACCGGCTCCATTAAGCAAAGAGTAAACTTGATTAATTTCCAATTCATCCGTACGCTTTGTTATTCCTTTGTAAGACCATACTTGACCAGTAGTTTTATTATTTATCCTTAGTCCCTCTGATGCCCCTTTATAGCGAATTATAAAAGGGTATCTTTCTGGATTAATTGCTATATCTGAAGCGTTATATACCTTAAATTTGTTTGTATCAAAAACATATTCTGCTGTTTCAGACGATGGTAAATTTTGTCCTAGGCTCCATTTTCTATTGCTAAATTTAAACCCATCTAAAGTAGAACCTACACTTTCAGAAAGACCTTGCGCGCAAACAAAAGTTCCCGCGATATCACAGATTGGTGCTCCTCCCTTTTGCTGAATATTTAAAGACTCTACTTTTACTGGCCAACGAACCGTTTCATGCCTTTCATCGATGACATAAATTTCTTCTTTCCCACTTATAAATTTAATGAATTCGTTTCTTTTTAAGATGTATTCAGCGTAATTACTACATACTAAGATTAGTTGAAAAGTTATATCCCGCTTTGCTAAAACACTACCCATGTCTATCTCGCCGTCAAATGTTTCCATGGATACTCTTTCAGTTGTGAAGTTGGGACCAGGAACATTAAATTCTTTCACATCGACTTTATTTTCTCTAGTGATGTACTTTGTTCCATCTTGTCGCTCAAATATTAGTCCATACATCTATTAACCTCCTGCCTTCGCTCTCGATATAATTGTTTTAGCGTTTAATAGCATATCAATATCATTTATTAACCACGATGCGACTGGCGTACTGCTATCATCCGGTAATACTAAATTCACTTGAATAGGTTGTGTATTTGCAACAATGTTTTTTTGATTGCTCACTAACTTATTACTATCTGACTGATATGCATTTATTGCTTGAGTGTTTGGTGTCACTGGAACATCGATGCGCGGAATCGAATTAGTAAGATTTTTACTCATTCTAGCTGCTTCTATGCTAATGATATTAGCATTCTTCCGCATGCCGACGCCGACTCCCGCAATAACTTGAAAACCTACTTCGTTTTCCATTTTTCTTGAAGGTGAATGAATATCTAGTTCTTTTTTTATTGTGTTCTCGATTGTTTTAGCTATATTTGATGATTCTTTTTGTAAAGGACCATTCATGTTTTTAAAACCAGTTATAATCCCTGCAACAGTTTGAGTACCAAGAATTGAACCAGCAGTTTTAAATTGTTTTGCGTCTCCTAACTCTTTTAACCATGTATTTTTTGCACTTGCAATGTTTGTAGTCGCTTTTTTATTAGCTGCTAAAATAGCTTTATCCATAGTAACCTTTTCAGATTTAGATCCATCTAATCCAATAGCATTTGCGTTTTTATGTTTTTTAGACCATTCAGCTTGATATGCTTGGAGTTCTTTATCAGACATATTTGCGATTGCGCTAATTTGTCCAGTAGCACTTAAACCTTGTTCTCTAAGTTCATTAACCAAGCCATCATTAACTTTACGTTTTTTTAGTTTATTTATTAAAGCGATAAATTCATCTTGTTGCTGTGTCTGGGTCCTCAAATTTGCTAATAAATCACTACCAGCGTATTTATCTGTTTTGGCCCTATCAAATAAACTTATTTGGCTATAAGCGCTTTCTTGATTAGCTTTTAAAGCATCGTTATATGTCTTCTTAGCTTCGCTTATGCTTGCTTTTGCTTCATCGTTAGCTTTTTTCACGTTATCATAGTACTTTTGTGTAGATGACTTAACTGCTTGATTAAGCTTAGTTTTTTGCGTACTAATTTCTTTATTTGCAGCAGCTATATTAGTCCTTATTTTACGTGTCTGTGCCTCATTCAAGGTATATTGCTTATTAATTTGCTTAAGCTTATTAATATATCCTTGTGCGTTAATTGCCCCCGTTTTATAATCCGTCTGTACATTAGCAATCTTATTATTTACATTTTTGGCATACGCAGTTTGTTTAGATGTGCCTTTTGCATAATGTGGTACGTTTCTCAAAGCTTTAGCTGTTTTATCCCCTCGCAATACCTCAGTGCCTCGTGGTAGATCAAGAAGAACATTACGCCCTTTTGGAACAAAGCTTTTTCCGTCAGGTGTAGTAATCATTTCTTCGTAGTTACTTCCCCTTGCATCATTTACCAGAGCTGGTCCGCCACTATGGTTATTTGTACCTTTTGCATAACCTACCTCTTGAATCCCACTAGGACTTTTACCGTTCGTTTTATACGCAATTTCTAAAACTTTTTGTTGTCTTTGAGGTATTTTCCCCCAATCCGCAATCATGTTATTAAGTAAATCTCTAACAGTATCAGCATTAGTAAGCGCAGTAAATGTTTTTTTGCTTACTTTTGTACCATTGTAAGAATAAATATTATTTTTGCCTTCTTGAACCTTACTCAATAAATCCCTATTGTTCGCATAAAGATTTTTAAGGTTTATTTTTTGACCGTTATACTCAACAATTACATTTTTACCTTGCTCGATTTTTGTTTTAACATCTGTATTCGTTGCTAGCAATGATTTTAAATCTACTTTTGTGCCGTTGTATTCCACAATCATTCCTTTAGATGAATTAAGCTTTTTTAACACATCAGAATTATCAACTACTAAAGTTTTCATGGACGGAGGTAATTTGTCCCAGACACCCATGTCTTGTAGTGCTTTTTGTAGCGCAAGGCTAGTATCTGCATTCGCAATCATACTTTTTTGTTCAGGCTTCAATTTATCCCAAATACCTAAATCTGACAGCGCGTTAGCTACATGTATAGAGTCCTCGTAACTGACAATTAATTTCTTTTCGTTGAAAGTCATCTTATCCCAACGACCACTTTCAATAGTTGCAGTTGCAATTGTTTTCTTAGCATCTGTGGTTAATTTTGCTTCTTTCATGATGAATTTCAGATTATTCCAACCATCATCACTTTTAGCTAAATTGGATACGAATTCACCAACATTGTCTCTTATTTCAGAAGTTTTAGGGTCTAATACTAAGTTGTTCCATGCGGTATCTGCCATTTTTGCTCCATCGCCAATTAGCTTGCTGGCTTCGTCAGCTTTGCCCGCTTTTTCTTGTACATCACGTGTAAATTCGTCATAATCTAGTCCCATATCTTTTAATCCGCGTCGGATGTTTTTTTGAGCTACATCACTACTTACATTTAACTTATCATATAGTTGTTCTTGCGTTCGTATCAAAGCCGTTACACTAGACCGCACTGTTCCATTCTGATCTCTATCCAGTTGGTTCATTGCGTTATTGTATGCCGTTTTGTCTATTAATCCTTTATCATAAGATTCTTTGAATGCTTTCTTTTGCTTCTTCGTCTCATCTGTTGTTGCTTTTGTGACTTTACCAAGATAGTTAGCTTGTTCAGTGAGTGCTTTTGTACTTAAATTCTGTACCTCACCGTTCATCGCTTTTATCAGCTGTGTTTTCTTTTTGTTGCTTAAGCCTAAACTTTCAATTTGTTCAATCTGCATATCTTTGTAAATATTGTTAACAATTTTCGATTGTTCAGATGTCATCTTGCCAGTTTTAACTGCATGAGATTGATAAATCTTTTCTATTTCTTTATATTGCGAATCTACGTTTGCCTTTCTTTCTTCTGCTCTCTTTTCAGAATCTTTCATGGCGTTGTCTAGTAACGCTTGTACAGCAGGTGAAGCTTCATCATATGCTTTCTTGAAGTCACCCAATGCATCGTCTGTATTCTTCTTAATTTCGTCCGCCATGTTTTTGAATGCACTGACAATTTTCTCGCTGTCTGCCGTTGCTCCTGATGCAAATGTGTCTAATGCCAGTGTACCTTCCGATGCAAACTCATTAAATTTCACCATAGACTTATCTGCCTCGGCGCCAATGTCATAGCCCCACGTTTTCACACGTTCTTTACTCTCTTCAATTTTACTTATATGTTTATCTAACGCATAGATCCCTGCACCAAGTAAAGCTGCGCCTGCTAGACCAATGACAGCTGGCAACGCTCCAAACGATCCCGCTAATCCTGCCGCTGCCAAACTAGTTCCTTCTACCGCTGTTGTAGTAGCCCCAAACCCAGCTGCCAAAGAAGTTAATTTACTTCCCAATCCCAATATCTTACCTAGCCACGCGAACCCTTTTATTAGTCCGCTAGTCATTGATACTAGTTTTCCGCCAACCGTTAATACAGGACCAGTTGCTGCAATAATTCCAGCCCATTTTATAATGTTTTGTTGTTGTTCTCCAGAAAGGTCATTAAATTTATCAATCATTTTGTTAGCCCACTCGATGATTGGAGTGAGGGCAGGCATTAATTTTTGTCCTACGTTCTGTTCTAATACTTCGAGCGAAGCTTTGAATTGATCCACACCAAATTTACCAGCTTTTCGCATATTATCAGCAACTTGTTTAGTATATCCATTTGCTTCATCAGCGCCCTTAGAATATTTACGTAGAGAATCGCCTCCCGCTTCTAAAAGTGTATTAACAGCTGATAAAGGTTCACGTCCGAAAATCATTGTTAAGAAAGAGTTTTTCTGTGTTTTTGTCATTTTCTTTGTTTTATCATTAATATCATCTAAAAGCGTTGGTAATGATTTCATGTTCCCCTTCGAATCTTCTATTTTAAGGCCAACGCTTTTCATTGCCTCTGCCGCTTGTTTAGAAGGCTTTAATAAACTTGTAAGCATTCCCCGTAAACCAGTACCTGCTTTTTGTCCTTCAATACCTCTGTTAGAAAGTAATCCAACTGCTGCGGCTGTATCTGTAAGTGAGTATCCTAGCGAATGCGAGATAGGACCAACATAGTTCATTGCTGTTCCCATATCAGAAAATCCAGCCGCTGTTTTATCAGCTACATAGGTTAGCACATCCGCAACTTTGTTTGTATATTCCATCTGCTTATTTGTGTCTTTAGAAATCATTCCAAATTGTTCTAACGTCGAAGTAGTAACTGTCATAACTGTTTCGAACTCATCACCAGATGCGCGAGCGGCGTTAAATATTGCAGGCATGGATGCCATTGTTTGATTAATGTCGTAGCCTTTTTTAACCATTTCTTTCATACCAAGCATAGTTTGCTCAGAAGCTACACCATACTTAACACTAGCTTTCTGTGCATAATCAAAGACTTGTGTATAACGATCGCCAAACTCTTTCGCCGATTCTCCAGATTCGCGCAATAAAGAGTTAATTTCTGTCACTTCATTATCAAAATCCAGATATGCTTTTGTTGATTTAACCATGCCAGCAACGATAGGAGCCGTAAATCCAACGGTCATCGCGGTTCCAACTTTAGTTAACTTTTGCCCTGATTTTTCAAGCATATTTCCGAATTGTTCAACTTTGACGATAGATGAATCAAGACCTTTAACATTTATGTTTTTCTTATTGATTTTGTCGATATTGTCAGATGCTTTTTGCCCTTTCTTCGCAAAATTATCCATATCCTTATCGATTTTGTTCATCTGGCTTTTATAGCCATTTTCGCGTATTTTTATATCGTAATAAATTTCTCCCGCTTTACTCATATTTTCACCCCTCTTTCAGCTTGCTGTTAGCTCTCAAAGCCTTTTCTAATCCTTCTTCATTAGAAGCAGCATCCTCAAAATATCCACGCTTTAACATGATTCGATTTTGCTTTATTTTTTCTTTCAGCAAATGCCGTGGCACTTTGCTTCGTTCGGTCATTCGAATTTCAAGAGTTGTCATAAATGGCGTGTCACCACCGAGATTCCCGAGATATGTCCGGAACTCTGAAAAAGTCATATTTGACAATTCTTTGCGCAATCTGATGCCGTAATACGACAAAAAAGAAGACTCGATTAAATCAAAGTCTTCAACTATTCCGTAATACTGTTTTCCTGTGACTTCCCCTCGCCACTTTCCTCGCTCATATCGCTTTCAAATAATTTAGCTATAATGTATTCAATAAGCCCCTCATAGACTTTAGTTGGCAATGTTTTGGAATTGATTTCTTCTCTGTCTTCTTTGCTAAAAAAAATAGCAAAAATATCATCATTTGTCGCTACGATCCCATCTGTGATAGTCATTAACAATTCATGCATGTTTTCATCATTTGGTATTGTATGTTCGTCATCACTTTCATCAGCTTTTAGTTTAGGCGCAAGAACTTGTCCTAAAATTTTGGGGGCTTCATCCAAAAGCGCACTGTACTTAATGTGTGCTTGTGCCGAAATGTCCGCATAATACATTTTCCCGTTAATTTCCAAAGGAAGTTTTACTTCATTCTCGTTAAAATTAAATGATTTCATTTTTGTCCTCCAATTTAAAAGCCCCTACTGAAAGTAAGGGCTCATTTATTAATCTGCTGCTTCAACTGTTACTTGTACTACTCTATTGACAGAAGGTTTTTCTTTAGATGCGACTGTTATGTTTGCTGTTCCTTCTGCTACCCCTTCACCTGTACCAGCGCTATTTATTTTGGCTTTTGGTGGATTAGAGGAAGTGAATGCAATACCTTGACTAGCGCTTGCAGGCAATACAGAAGCATTAATAGTAAATGTTTCTCCTACCTTAACCGTAATTGTATCGTGGTCCACTGTGACGCTGGACGGCTCAGTTTCAGGGTGCAACTGCTGCGGTAAACTTAGGCGCGCCGTTAGAATTTAAGGTTGCAGAAAATGCGCCAATGTCATTTGCTCCGCCACCTCCAAAATCATTAATACCAATTGGTCCAGTGATTTCATATTTAGATCCTCCCGGAAACTTCACCACAATAGTTTTTTCAGCTGAAGCTCCAACCTTATCCCACGTTTCACGTAATTCATTTTGCCCTTCATCTGAATCATTGTATTTCCCATCTAAACCAAGTTCCATAGCCATGCCTGTTTTAACCGCACGTTCAAAATTCTCACCAATTGTTGTGTATTGTTCAATATTAGAATTCAAGCTAATATCTAATGTTTCTAAATCTTTAATTAGTACTCCGTCACCAGTTGTTAATTTTGCATCTCTCACAAAGATTTCAATTTCTTTTACTGCGTATGTTGGCATTTGCCTCCATCTCCTTTTCAAATAATATTGTTAGTTGGTAAATCAAACGGCCGTCATCGTCATAATCGACTTGTCCACCACTTGCTATATCGGTAGCTACTACCTTCTGATTTTGGATATTCAGCTCAGAAGGATTTGTTAAAAGAAAGTAGTTACGTAATAAATCGTATGTTCGTTTGCATTGAATTGTGTTTTTGTCATAAATTAAAAAGCCGATGCTCTCACGAACACGACTTTGCGTTTGTACTTGCTTGTTTTGAAATGTCGGCGCTTCATTAATTACTACCATTGAATCAAGCCCTGTTTGTTTAATGAATCCAAGTGTTGTTACAGCTGGGAATGTTTTTTTGAAATGTGCTACTAAATCTTCTATCATAAACGCATCCCGCTCTCTACAATTTGGTTAATACTCTGAATTCCATAACTTACAGCCATTTCATACCATCGTGGATTCCGACGATTTTCATAATATTGTCTTCGAGCATAAGGAGTTAAACTAAACACTCTAGCCACAGTAGAATTTTTTTGGATGATAACTTTAAAATCCGAACTTCGTCGCAAGTCTCCATACAAAATCGGAGTAACAGGCTGTGCTAATTCAACCAATTCTTTACCAGCTTTTGAAGCAGTTGACAAAGCCTTATTATGAATTTCATCTATCACTTTATCTTTAAAGCTACTATAACTCATGCTCTGTCACCTCTCCTACGACAATTTCAAAATGGTGTATACTGCCATCGGGATTTGGCGGGAAGGATACGCTCTGAACCTCACCTTTAATTAAACAATAGCCAGGAATAACAAAAGATACATTGTCTCCTTCATTCACAACAAAACTTAATTTGTTACAAAATAAGTTAACAATATATCTTATGTTTAATCCTTCCTCTGTTTTATTTACGAGCTTTTCAAACTCATAGCGAAACATCGATTTATTAATTGTATCTGGTAAAAGGTTCCCAAAGTCATCACGTCCACTATTACTAATTATTGTAACTTCCGTATTTAGTATAGCCTCGGGAATAGGCGGTAACTGAAAGCTCATTAACAGCCACCTACTCCCGCATAAAGCCAGCCACTAGATAAAAGCAAATCCATAACTTTGTCCGGAACGTCAGGTATAAAGTTGTTCGAGTTTTGTGATTGACCACCCATAGTTAATTTACCTAGTGTAAAGTTACCAATACCAATAAATCCACCATATTTCTTGATATGCTCACACTGCCATGCGACAGCTTGCTTAATATCATCATCCACATTATCTCGGTCTACGATATTAGGCATAATTTGCTTATCAATTGCTACAGAAGCGGCTTTTATTAAATTATCCGCTTCTGTTGGTTCGATACTTAAGTTTGTTAGACTAGCTAACTCACTTGGTGTAATATACGTTTTCATTTACTCACCCTCTTTGTTTTTGGGCTCCTTTTTGCTCTTGGATGGTTCTTTTTCTGGTTCTTTATACACGAACTCTTCAAAGCCATCGTTTTCTAACTGCTTAATTAATACTTCATTGTCGGTATTGTATACTGCATTATCTTTTCTTAATTGCACAAAAAACTCCTCCTTAAGCCACTGTAGAGGCGATAACCCCGTCTTTTTGTTGTTCTTTTACAAAAATATCATGGTATACACGATATTGATATAACCATCCGTCACCTTGTCCGACCGAACCTGGTGCGTGAAGGTAAATAGAAGCATGTTTAGTCCCGCCGATAACAGAACCTTTATTAATTAGTAAATAATTAAGTTTCTTAGCTCCAGCTGCTGGTTTATAACCATCCGTGAAATCAAAAGTATCATAGAAACGATCTTCTGCTTCAACTTCAACAAGTTTAACTCCATCAATTCCTGTGATGCGTGTTTCTAAGCTAGAAGGCCCAATATTTTGATTAGAGATTGTTCTAGTAAAGTCTTTACTTAGTTCTAATGCAGCCATTACGTCTGGTGACACATACATAACAAGATTTTGTGTACCATATTTTTTAACTTTTCGAATAGCTGCTTTAAGTGTACGAAAGACATTTTCTTCAGTGATTGTTTCTGCAGCAGAGTGCCCATTGGTTTTAGCCGCTGTTGCTAACTTAGAAAAACGATATGCATCAACTTCTGGTGCAGCGTGTTCCGCATTAAACTCTTTTGTTACGTTGGCAGCTGTTAACGCTTGGCCTGTTTCATCTACATCCATAACATCTACAAAAAACTCTACATCTCTATCAAACGTAATAGTGTATGGAGTATTCGTATTTGATGCTGAACCTTCGTTATATCCTTTGTTTCTAGTGTGCGGTTTTAATCCAGTTGTTGAAATTGTTTGTAATTTAAATGTTTTTGCGTCTAACCATAAAAGGTTAGGTGTTTCTAATTCATTTGTGTAAGTGCCGAAGACTAATTTCTGGTCGAGCTCCTTACCGTACTTGTCTACATAGTTAATAGCCATTTTGCTATCTCTCCTTTTCTAATTATGAATTTAATGCTTGAATGAATGGGTCTGTAGCACTTGGCTCACTTGCATTGCCTAGTCCTGCCCCGATTGGTGGAGGCGTGTCACCATCATCAGATTTTGCAATCCATTCAGGATATTGCTCTGCGAATTTCGCTAAGTTGTCGTCATTTCGCTCTTCATCCCCAAAAAGCTTCGTAAACGCTTCATAGCGTTCTTCTTTTACGCCGCTTTCTTTTAGCTTGTTGTGCCACTCTGCGGTTTGTTCTTTCTGAACATATTCATCCAGCTTTGATAGTGCCTCGTCTTTCTCTTTTTGAAGTTTTTTCAATGCCTTTTCAGATGAATCATGTTCGCCCACTTGATCGTTAAGCTGATTGATTTGGTGGTTTAGCTTCCTGATTTCATCCTCATGCGCGCTTTTGATGGTTTCAATCTCTCCACTAAATTTCCGTTTTTCAGCTGCTACACGATTTTTTACAATCTCATCCAGCTCTGCTTGGGAAAATTTCTTATCGTCTCCACCTTCAGCAAAATGTTGGATGTCAAACTTGCGTTGTAAATAATTCTTCATATTTCCTCCTTTTTAAGCTCTGAGTGAGCCATCCCTGTCTATTAGTTGCCGGCAGGTAGGCAAGATTTTTTATAAAGCCCAACAAAAAAAGCGTTCATTTAGACGCTTTTATAATTTCTCTATCCGATTCTCTCTCTAAGAAGCGATTGTTATTTAGATGCTCTTGCAAAGCTTCTTCCCATTGTTTTACTTTTCCAGCTGTATATTGTTTAGAGGGACCTTCTGCAAGTATATCTTTTGTTTTCCAATCACGAATGCCGCGCTCGTAGTACCGTTGCTTACTTTGCGCTTCGTATTCTTCTTCATCATATGGGATAGGCTCGTCTGTTTCGTCACCTTCGAAATACGAATATAAAAAATGGTGGCAATTTGGATGAAACAAGCCATCATTTTCTGCTTCTTGTAACGTTTTATATTCATTGCTTTCATAGTTAACTGATAGCACCTCTCCTTGCCAAGGAGCACAACGCGGACAACTTCTCACGTGAGCTGATACTTGAACTAATTCGTGCTCATATCTTCCAAGAACACGTTTCATGGCATTCAAACCAACATTAAAAAAAGCACCTCTTGAAGCCATTTCCATGTAAGCTCCTGGCCGGTACTTTCTTCCAGACTGATCTATAACATTTCTTATGCCATCACCTAAAACATTAATAAGTGATGTTGCGATAGCATATTTTAAAACTCCATTGCTATCTTTTGTTTCCTTAACCACTTGTTTGTACTTGGAGGGCGCGATTTTTTGCCAATAATTAGCCATATCTTCCGAAATTTGGATAAGTGCATCACTTTCAGATAAATAGTCGTCATTTTGTATATCAACCTCTTTCTTAGTTTGATATCTGGCTTCCATTTCGTCCTCGTATTCATTCACGCAATCAAGATAAACACGATACGTTAGTTTATCTATTTTATTTCTCGTTTCGTCTTTGAAAAGACTTATATGTGCTTTCAATTCTCTTTTAAACCTTATCAAACGCGACTGCTGAATGAATTTCCATTTTGTTGGATTCTTAGCGCCATGCATAACGTGCTTCTTTATCAGCAAAAGTAATTCTATTTCGGCATTATTAAAGTGGTTTCGCAAGATAGATGCTTCTTTTTCGAAATCCACTGGTGCATGGTGATGACTCATCTAATCACCCACCTTTCGTTTCCATTCCTCCAACTGCTTCCGGGTCCGGAACCTCTCCAATGGCGTTTTCTAAATAGATGCGTTTTACTTCCGCTTGAATTTCTTCTTCTTCCCATTTAGGGTGAATTAATTTCACCTTTTCTTCTACACTCATCGCTAATGCGCTGTTCATATTATTTAATGCGCTAGATAATTCATTCAGATTAACAGACATTGGATCTGGAAACTCAATTATTACCCTGATTTCATCACGCATTATTGCTTTTTCTTTATTGTTTGTTCCGCTAGTTAACAAATATAGATAGTCCCACAACATTTGCTCATAAACATTTTGAATAAGGCGTTTTTTCTTCTCAATTTTACGCACTGTCGCGTCTTGTAAACTCCAAATTTCGGTCGCCTTAACTTCTCTATTACCTAGATTAAAAGTAGCGGGATTATAACCAGATTTCGAAACAGCTTTCTGAGCAAAATATTCCATCGTTTCGCGATAACTACCGTCTCGGAAGTCTCCTTGCATGAATTGAATCATGTCATTTAACTTCGCACCAGCATCCAACGTCCCTTTAAACTGCATAAAGTAGTCTTCATCTACATTCATGGACCATTCTTCTTTATCTGTGCTCTTATTAACTTTTTTCCTAAACATTCGTTCGCTAGCCGCTATTTTTGTTTTTGTTTTCTCTCCTTCGCGCATATAAACAGTGAAAAAGTAATCTACGGCAAATAAATAATTGGTACATTGCGATAAGTCAGATTCCCCAAGATTAAGATGTGGGTATCTAGTATTGCTTGGGCTATTATTTATTAAATAAGCGCCCAAGCTCTTTAAACCAATTGATACAGAATGATTCAATTGAATATCATTTGTGTACAGATAGCTTGTAATCTGTTCTGGTAGTCTTTCCGCACTGATAGGAGTAGTTTTATCGCCATCGATTTTAATAACAGAATATGTTACAAAACCTCCAGATAATTTTTTCCCTTCCTTGTCCCATTGTTTTATTTCTCTGCTTTCAACTAAATAATAAATATCTGCTTTATTACTTGTGGGTATTTCCTCAAAGAAATTAAAACGAAATGGCTCATTGTTTTTAAAATCTATCCAAAATTGGCTAGAGCTATGAACGCTAATAGATGGTCGCCCATTTAAAATGTTAATCTTTACAGCGGATACTCCGCTCCCCCCTGCTAATTCAACAATTTTCACACTCTTACTATCAAAATTATCAATCCGTAATGCTTCTTTCAGTTGCTTTGTTAAGTTTTCATCCTTACTGCCATTACCCCCTGTTACATCAATACTTAAAGGCTTTCCAGATATATACTCAGCCGCAACAACAACTATCTCATTGCCTGTTCCGGAATTCATTAACTTATCGTGTACTGTTGGCACATATCCTTGAGCCCACAACGAAGTTAAATAGGAGTCTTTGCTCCATTCTTTTTGATTATCTGGAATGAGCGGCAGATATTTTGGTATTAACTCCGGTTCGCTGCCGTTAGGTTTTCCATTTAGCCAACCTTTAATAAAGCGTGTCATTACACTCCAAACACCCATTTAATCACTCCTTTCTATATATCTTCATAATTCCTATAAAAGTAGTTTGTAGCGTATCTACTTGTATCCATCGCGTGATTATTCTTGTCAACTGGTTTTCCGCTGTTCTCGTCGCGTACATACATACCAATTTCTTGTAGCCAACTGTAATGGTCATATTGATCGTTAGGTTGTTCAACAAGCAAATAACGCCTTTCGCTTAATAGCGACTGCATCCGCTCAATTCCAACCTCTATACCTTGCGCTTTACCTGTCACATCATGAGCATTGTTGTCTGCTCCTGCTGTATCAACACCAACCTTTTCCAGTTCTTCACGTAGCCAGCGACAGGCAGGGTCAATAAAAACAGGCTCATTTACTGGTACTTCATACTCTTTCATACACCATTGAATAAATTGTTTTATCTCAATGGCATAAGTAGAGCCGGCTTTCACTTGCCCTGTGTCACGCCCGCTGTGATAGTAGGTGGCAACTTGATTGAGGTTGTAAGTGTATCCGCCTTCCGCTTCGTGTTCTGTGATTACATAGCACTCGCAAACAGTCGCATCTTGTTGACCTCCATCACCAAAAAAGACCATTTCGATTGGATGGCCTTGCATTTTTTTAATTTGATTCGCTTCAACGTCAAACGTTTCATAAATGATGCCTGCTGGTAAAACTCTTTTCCCATACCAATCACGTTGCAACAAATACGCCGAATGTTTGACCTCGTTATATATTTCTTGCTTGCGTTCGTCTGAAAGAGCCGGATTGTCTTTAGCGGTCCAATGCCTCCATTTGTAACGCCCAGACTTCTCATACTGCGAAAAGATTTCTAACACTGGATGATTGGGTGCCGGTGGATTTAATTCTGCTAAATGAAATCTATTCTTTGCTGCAAAAGTTCGTCGAAAGCATTCTTCGATAAAATCTTTATGGAGTAAATTAATTTCTAAAAATGTAACGGTTCCCAGTGACATACCAGTAATAGCGCCAACACTATTGATCTTCCCGCCGCCTTTATAGTAAATTTTCTTTGGCCCATTCGGAGAATGTATAAGAAGATGATCGCCATGTTCATCATGTTTCATTTCTGCAAGATTACCAAATATGTGCATCAATCCAAAGCCGTCACCGTCCATAAACAGTCGAAAAGCTTGTTCTTGATTGTAAGCAGTGACTAAATGATTCTGGTCTTCTGAAATAGAGTATATATAAGCCATTTTAAAGATGTCTGCTGTGGTTTTTCCTGATCGAGGAGTTCCCTCGTTGACTTCAAGAGTTACATTTTGAAAAGGGAATGTAATAGTATCCTGTTGCTTTGGCGTAAATACTAGCTCATCAATTTTACTCAAGGTCTCCGTTTCCTCCTTTGGCAACATCTAATAGTTTATTAAGCAATGTAGTATCTTTTTCAGCGCCTTTAATAAGAGCTGTGCGGGCCTGTATATTATCTGTTGATGCAATAATTTGATTAAGCTTAGCCTTGCGTTCATCATGCTCATCAGCAATCGCAATAAATTGCTTAATCAACCCACTTAGTGTAGACATCGCACGACTTTGTGCATTTAAAAAATTCGCCTGTTTGTCCCAAGCGAATTGATACTCATATTTATCAGAACCACTTTCCCCGAATCCAACTTGTGTTTGAACTCTCGTTTCATCCTCGGTGTTTTCTACCCACATAATTTTCTGTGCTCGGATAATAGCGGCGTATTGAATTTGTATCTGTCCCCAAATTAAATCAGTTGGTTCTTGTTGATCCATCATACTAATAATTTCTATTGTGTCATCCGGAAGATATTTAGAGTACAATCCATGTGTACGTGCGTTTTGATTACCTTTAGGAGCGGCGCCGCCTTTATTGTTCTTAGCATTCCCGTTCCCTTTCATTGAATAGTAACGCTCCTTTTGATTCGTAACGTTACTATTGGCGTTATCACTCCAGTTATCTTCCGATTTCCATTTCCTAATCTGTGATGGTTTACAATTTAACTTACTGGCAATTTCCACAAGTGGCATTGTCTTATCTGAATCAAGCCACATTTTCTTTGCTATGTCTCTATTTGGATTTCTTGCTCTAGCCACTCACTTCCACCACCTCACATTCTGTGTTTGTTTTGCTAATTAATTATTATCTTTAATTGCTCCTACAATGATGCTTAGAGCTTCTAAATAATCACTCTTAGCTTGTTCAAAAGTCTTACCATTTAGCATAGCTAACCGCTCTATTTTCATGTAATGAATCTGGGCTAATGCAAAACTTTGTTCTTGTTCTGAACCAGCAATATTTATTTTGAATTCCGGCTCTTTTCCTTTTACCTCAGTTATCCCCGCTTTTATAATGTCTCTCATGTAATTAACTCCTTCTTCGTTTTTTATAATATACTCGGCAAGGATTTGCACCTTGCATGAACTAATTAATTTGTTTTACAGGAGTTTTAAGCTAAGACATACGTTTCTTAGCCACATTAGTTCTATCCTGTGCTTCGTCTACCTGTTCCGCCACGAGTATTTTTTATAAATGAGAAGTGGAGCGCAGACTCAATATATGATTTATTTTTGTAATCATCTTCACTTCTCACTAATAACATTTTATCACCTTTTTTTACTAAAAAAGTGCCACAAAAGTGCCATTTTCAGTTTAACACTTCAATATTGAGCGTAGTTGCTAACTCTATAACAGATTTTCTTTTTATTCTTTTATACTGCGCTATCCCATAATTCGTTTCTAATGCTATTGCCATATCTCGCTTTCCATCTATGTAGCATCTAATCAGAATCAATCTCTGTAATTCATCCATGCCGTTAAGCACTTCGGTAAATCCGTTCACTAATCCTTGCGCGCCTATAATAACTTGTTTCCCGTGCCTGATTTGGCTATTTAAATGAAACGACCTAAAATTTGGTTCTTCTAGATATCCGTCATTTCTCAATCTTATTTTTGCGGATAATCCCGAAACAACTCTTAATTGTTGAAATTCTTTAAAAAACTGTTTTACGTTGCGAACTGTCGCAATATAATCAATGTCATTTTCTGTTAATGACATATAAATCAACTCCTTAATTTTATGTACAAAAAAAGCCCAACAATGTGGGCTTCTATAAATGCCCCCTCGTGGGACACATTGTAAAGAGGTGTTGAGGGGTTCTATTCAATTAATGTATCGGTCTACTTCCCTTCGCCGATACTAAGCACGCCCGTTTGACTTCGTGCTTCTCACTCCATTGCTGGACAATATCATAATAACACGTCAATACGTCCGAAATCTGCCCGAAATCCGTCTTTTTTCTGCCCGTTTTCTGCCCGAAATCTGTCCGTTTTTATCGGTCATTGAAAATGTAGGTTAATATACTAGCAGCTCCCCTTGATTATAGGCTTCTGCAAACATCAGAAGAGCTTTCTTTTTCAGCTCTCTGAAATTGCCTCCGTATTTCTGCACAACGTCTTGCACCTGTCTTTCAGAATATTTTTCCGGGTACATAAACGTGTACTTGATGATTTTTTGACTTGTCGTGTTTAAGCGAGCAACAGCCGCATAGATGTCATATGACTTATTTGTAGCATCTAACCGCCTAACGATCATTCCTTCAATAGGCGATTGCTCTGTGCCCCCTCCTTTTGGCTCTAACGAATAGCTAGCAGTTAACTTTTGGGAGTAGTCAGTGCCAGCTATGCGTTCTAGGCTTCGATAACATTCTAATACTTGTTTGGCATTTTCGATTGTTTTTTCAACGTTGATTTGTGGTAGTAAACTCAACATTTTGCCACCCCTATGCTATAATAGATTTGGGACTAGCCGGGGGAATCTTCGGCTTTTTTATTTGTCCAGCCTACTTTTAGTTTATAAAATTAAAAATAGGCTGTTTTTTTATTTTTACTCTACTTCCACAATTACTCTGCTCTCTTCTTCCTTGCTGATAATGAAATGATCGGAAAACCCCAAGATGTGGTTTAGGTTATCATTCTCGATCATTCCCGCCGCCATCATACCGTCAAAAATGAATTTCTTCGCAAAAGCAATGTTATCCGGGTCTTTTCGTTTATCCGGTATGATCCATGTAAACTTCAATCTACACGGTGTCGGAAACGTGACACCAAGCTGCATAGCTCTCATGATGTAGGTTTGGCATTTATAAGTCATTGCTTTCTTTACTTTAGCTGCTGCTTGTCTGTGTCCACGCTCCTTGTTGATGTACACGTTTAAGTCTGTGAGTGGTAGTGGGATCACAATGCAATTACTAATTGTGGCATTCTTCGATAATCCTTGTTTCATAGATAACCTCAATCTCCCTATCTGACAATGTAATTAGATAATCTAAGTCGTAGCTGGTAGCTTGTTTGATGGCTTCAATCATGACGTTACGATCTTTTTTCTCCATGGTAGTCACTCCCCTATAATTTTTATCAGAATGGAAGATCGTCATCGCTAATATCGATCGGCTTACCCTCATCAGCAAATGAATCCTTCTTCTGGCTCGAACTAGCTCGATATGAGCCGTTTTTATTGTTATTTGAATAATTAGCTTCGTTTTGATTATTATTCGGTGTAGAGCCTTCTACAGCGTTCTGCTTAGGTTCCAAAAATTGAACACTCTCGGCCACTATTTCCGTCACATAAACGCGCTTACCGTCGTTCCCCTCATAGTTACGAGTTTGAACGCGACCATCAACGCCTGCCATGCTTCCCTTCTTCAGGAAATTAGCAACGTTTTCTGCTGGTTTACGCCAAACAACACAATTAATAAAGTCAGCTTCTCGTTCTCCTTGTTGGTTAGTGAAAGTACGATTGACAGCTAATGTAAAAGTCGCAACAGCCACACCAGCTGGAGTGTAACGTAATTCAGGATCCTTTGTTAATCGTCCTACAAGTACTACACGGTTCATCATTATTTGTTTTCCTCCTCAAAATTTTTAATTTGTGGTCTTTCTCCGTGAGTTTCAACCATATATTTTTTTGCTTTTTCAACTTCTTTTCTAAATTTATCTAATCCATTTACTTCGATTTTCTTCTGGATTAAAGGAATCACGTTATCTTTATAATATTCGATTGCTTTATCGCGAGTGTCTAAAGCAAAAAGATTTAGTAAATCAATTGGTATAGTTAGCATTCCGGCGCCACTTCCAACTTCACTAACTTGTATAAAAACATTGCTTTTTGCATGGAACGAATAAATTGCAAAGTCTATTCCTTCAATAGTCGCTTGCATTCCAGTCTGTTCAACCCACCCAGCTTCCGTCGCAATCTGGAACACTTTATCTTTTTCAGATATTTTTATTGTGCTAGTCATTTGTTCTCCCCCTATACAATCCCTAAGACGACAAATCCGTCTTTTTGCTCATAATCTGTCATGTAAACTACTTCAACAGCGATCTGAAAACCTGAAAATTCATTGTTCCATTCGCGTAAAATCAAAATATCTCCTACCTGGAAATCGCGGTCATTCTTTCTAATTTCGAACGTTTTACGCCCTTCCGTAACAGCTGCAAAAAATTCTGGTGTTATTTTTAATTCGTGTGTTTTAGTCATTTAGACACCTCTTTCAAACCTTTTAGAAAAGCCACATATTCCGCAATTTCTTTATCGTTCTTTTCGTCCCATTCCTCATCTGTATATTCACGCCTCCCACAATCCTAAATTTTCGTGCACATTGCCGATAATTTCGATTTCATTTGTTTCAGATTGCAGAGTTATCGCAAAATGCCCTACATCCACAACTAGCCACGCGCCATTCAAAAATACAACCTTGCCTTTTATTGAGCTCCAATCAAGACGATCATAAACACTAATATCGACTATATCCCCTTCAAAAATCTTCTTGCCGTTTTTGTCTTTTAAGACTGTATATTGACCAACTGTTTTTTCGTCTATCGCGTGCATGTTATTAATAATAAAATGTGCATAAGTTAATGTGCTAGCGCCTTTTCGTTCATCTACAAAAATGAAAGTGGCGCTATCTTCAAACTGCATTAAATTACCGTAAACCCATTCTCCATTGTCTATTCGTTTACCTCTGAATTCAATCTCTCTCATGCTATCGTCCCTTCCTTCGCCTTATTTTTGAATTTAAATTCAGATAGTTCATACAGTCCACACTCGCCATTCTCTTTTTCTAAAACAGCATATACGCCCGATTCACCGGCTATTGTTTCTGGCATAGTAACAAATTTGTGAAAGTATGCTATTTCGCCTGTTTCTTTATAACGATATGACGTTCTGATATCTATTTCTTCTTCGTAGTACTCTTCTCTTTTCAAAAGTATTACTTCTCTCATGCTTCACCCTCCTATCTCAAATTAAATCAGCATCAATTAGTAAAATCGTTTCATTGGCAGTTTCATAAAACCCTTGTTTTATTTCTTCATCTGTTTCATATTCTTGCAAGGATGACATGAAGAGTTTCAGTGCTTTTCGCTCTGTTACTTCAACGGAATTGAATTCAATCATTAGTCCAGTTTTTGCAAATTCGTCTTCGTGCTTAACAACATCACGCCAGTATACAAAGTCGGCTTGTTTTTTTACTTTCTGCTTTAATTAGCGCATAATATTCGTTTTCTTCTCGTGTGTATTCGAAGTATTTGCTCATGCTTCACCCTCCGCTTCCTCAACAAGAACAGCAAACCGCCAATAAACGTCTCCTCCGGGCATATCTTTTATTTGCTCTTCTGTCAATTCCGCTTTCCATGATCCATGGTTGCGGTTCGATGTAGATGGTTGCATTTCGTCAGTAGTTATATTTACAATAATATATGTGTAGGTTGTTTCTTTTTCAAAATCAGTAGATTGAGACACAAACGGCAATTTTACATAATAAAGCGGTTCTTTCTCGACTTCATAACCGTCCATCCATGCTCGAGCTAAAAGCTCTTGGTTATCGTTATTGTTTTGCAACCATTCGTAAATAGCCACTGGCATATGCCCTTTCACTATATATAGCGCGTTAGCTAAGTCATAACCTACAGATGTACAAAATATAAACCAATCATCTACACACTGCGGAACTACTACCAACTCTGCTTCCTTTTCTTTAGCAATAAAACAATCTTTAGTAGATATTATCTTGTCCCTAGAAACTTTCACCAAAGAGTTGCCTGTTCCAAACTCTTTACCGTTATACCAACCATTTAACAATTCATTACCTACAATTACATGTACGTTTTCTCCTTCTCTGAATTTCATGCTTGTTCCTCCTTAAATAATTTCGCTATTTTCCAAATTACATTCTCTGTAACGCTATTTCCTGATTGTTTATATAATTGACTATTGCTATTTACTTCTGCTGCTCGATCAAATGCCCAATCCGGAAATCCTTGCAACCTCCAACATTCGCGAGGTGTTAGTTTTCGAATTCTGAAATTACCTTCCTGTAATAAATTATTTTCTTGCCAACTACTTGATGATAGCGTAGGTGCTATATCGTGTTTTCCTCCTTGGTTATATCCACGTGGTTTTTGAATAATAGCTACTTTTAGACCTTCACCTTTGTTAGTTGTTAGTGTGGGGCTAATACCTTCATTTGAATAAACCTTACCATTCATGCCTTGGCCAGAAGGATTTACGTTTCCGACTGGCACAACTACACCTTGATTACAAGACGTATCAAGTGTATTAGCTATTTGATTCCATACGCGGCCACGCCTAGTTTTTGAGTTAGGGTGACTGATGTTAACTGAATCACCTGGATATGCTTCTGCATAGCCTTTGATTGTTGCTTCTTTAATTAAAACTCCATACTTATCTTGCGCAGTTAAAGTAAACATTTCTTCTCCGTTACATTTAAACCTTCGTCCATTTTGCCTTTTTATAATTCTATCTGGTGTTAAAACTGGCATTACTTGCTCGCTTTTCCTTGTCGTTTCAATATATGTGCCTTCTCGTTGACTGTATGGGTATCGGGCAGTAAGCGTGTTTGCAATGACTCTGCTTTCATCAGCCGTTCTAGATGCTTCTGCGAGAGGAAATATTTCTCGTCCACCTGCTCCTCTAAGATGTCCGATAATGAACACGCGTTCTCTGTTTTGTGGGACTCCGAAATCTTTGCTGTTAAGAATCTGCCATTCCGCATCGTACCCCAGTTCATGAAGCGCGGTAAGGATTGTAGCGAACGTTTCTCCTTTGTTGTGCGATAGTAACCCTTTAACGTTTTCAAGGAATAAATAGCGTGGTTGGATTTGTTTAGCTGCTCTAGCAATTTCAAAGAACAAAGTTCCTCGAGTTTCTTCGAAGCCCAGTCGCTTTCCTGCGATTGAGAATGATTGACAAGGAAATCCTCCGCAAATAATGTCAACTGTTCCGCGCAACGTTCTCCACTCATCATCTGTAACTTTTGTGATGTCTTCACGTGTCCACTCTCCTTCCGTATCGTGAATTGCCTGGTAACTCTTTCGTGCGAATTTATCAATTTCAACATAGCCCACGCACTCATGTCCGGCGCGTTCCATACCTAAACGAAATCCGCCAATGCCTGCAAATAGATCTAAAAACTTCATGCCTTAGCCTCCAATTCGTCGCCTCTTCCAAGTTTTCGCATTACCTCTTCATAAGCTTTTTTCTCTTCTTCCGTCATCTCTGGCTGTTTAGGTGCTTCTTGCTGGTCTTTGTCGAACCACTCTGGCAATATTTCTTGTTTAACTGGTTTGTTATATTTGTTGTAAGTGGGCTTGTTATATTTTTGCTCTAACTCTATCTGTCGTTGTTTTTCCGCTGCATCAACATCAGCTATTGTTTTAAATCCTCTGCTTTCCCAGTTTTTAAGAATCTTATTAACGTAAGCGTAATTTCGTTTGTTTGCTCCTTGTTCAGAAGTAACCTCCAAAGCCTTCATGACAATTTCTCGATTACCTGCAAAATCATCTACCCAAGCAAGTAGCTTTTCCATTTCAACTGGAAGCATCATTCCGAATCCATTTTGTTCCCAAAAATCTTTGAAATTTAAATCGCTGTTGTTGTTGTTTTTATTACATTCTTTAGTTCTTACATTCTTGTTAGTTGTTAGCTGTTTGTTAGCTGTTTGTGAGTCGTTTGTTAGCTGATTGTTAGCAAGTGTGTTAGATTTATTTTCAGACTCTTGATAAACGCCCCAGTTTACTATGTTTATAAGGGTATTTACCTTTGTTGATTCCTTTGTTAGAAATCCGTAATTTTCAAATCTTTTTAGAGCTGTCCTGACATTTTGCGAAGAGATACCTTTGCCGCATTCCTCCGTAATTGACTTAATACTTGTGACGAATTCACCCGGTTTTGCTTTGAAGGGTTTTCCCATCCACTCCCATTCGTTTTCCTTGTGATTTGCCATCATTAACAAAGTCACAAGGATGGTTTTTTGCTCGGGTGTAGAGCTTTTCCATATTGGCTTTTCTTTTAAATCCCTATGCAGTTTAATCCACCCATGTGACATGCTTCTTTTCTCCTTTCAAATTAGATCATTGACCCTTGAACTACCGAGCCAGCTTCTAACGTGTCAGACGGAGTTATGGGCGCATCTATGATATCTGGTATTGATTCATCTTCTGTAACGTCTTTTCGTTCTCTTGGCTCTGCTTCGTCCTCTGTAACCGCTGTTTGCATATCGATGGATAAAATCCCCCATTTACTTAACATGTTTCTAAGAACGGTCTTTTTAGCCATCGCATCATAATCTTTTTTCCATCCAAAGTCTGATTTACTAAATTTCTGTTTATGTGCTTCAATTTCTTTACGAGTCCAATAGACCGTTTTTTCAAAGCCATTAATTAACTGGAAATAGCCACAGTAACCAACGACTTTTTCACTTGTATTGTTGTCTAAATCTAGTTCGATTTCTTCGGTAAGTCGGTTCCATTTCAGTAGCTCACCTTCGCGCACTTCGATAACATTAATGCTTTTATATTGTCCTGAACGTAGCGCTAACTGGATGTATCCTTTATAACCAAGTTGAAACTGTGCTCTGCCTTTATAAGGAACAATCCACGCATAACCTAAATTTTTGTCGATTGGTAAATCTAGTGTTGCAGCAACCATGGCGGAAGTAACAACTGTCATCGGGTCAGTTTTTTGTAAATAGTCGTCGCCATTATAAAGATTTAAAAGGGAAGTTAAAAATTGAGGCGCTTTTTTATCTAGTACCTTTTCGAATTTCTTGCGCATTGTCGGTGCTTCTAGCAAACCTTTTAAGTCTAATGATTGTGCGCTTGCTACTTGCCCTCCATTTTGTTTATTTGCTAATTGATTTTTTAATTCATCGTTAGTTGCCATTATTTATTCTCCTTCACTGCAAATTTTCTATAACTAGTTTCTTTACGTAATTTTTTGTAAATGTCTGGATGTTCTTCTTTTAAACGTTTAGTGTCTACTCTTGAAGTAATAACAGGCTTCCAAGTAATCGTAAATTCGTCTGCGATGGCTGTTTCAGCTTCTTTTAAATCATTCTTGATATTATTATCAATTTCTTTCTTTCGTGTCTCTAAAAGCTTTATATCGCGTTCTAAATTTGCTCTTTCAGCCAAAAATTCGTTGTATTTTTTTGATAAAATAACTTGTTTAGCTTCTGACTTAGCAAAACGATCTTTTAAATATTTTTCTGCGGCACTTGAACCGTCTAGCGCTGGCGCTACATATCCTTTTACGTTCGTTTCCCAAAAGTCTAACTCAAAAGCAATTATTTGATTGATTAACTCGTCATCGCGTTTAATTTCTTTCCAAATGAATTTATTTCCTCCAATAAGAACAGCTACATATGCTTTGCTTTTACCTGTGACCGCTAAATAGTGTTGTATTTGCACTAGGTAAGTCGCTGGTACTTCGTCAGCTTCCCATTCTTTTGCTAGGTATGCCGATGCTGTTTTACATTCCAAAATAGCGTCTTCACCAACCACAAACCTATCAACGTTCGCCAACATAAAATCATGCTCTGGATGTTGATACATCATGTTGCTACGTCTTACTTTCTTGCCAGTTCGCTTTTCGAATTCTTTTGCGACAACTTCTTCCATTTGAGTTCCCCAGTATGCTGCTTCTCCTGCCATTTCACCGGGCGGAACCTGGTCGGTCTTGTCTAACCACAACTCGAAAGCTGTTTTGTATTGATTTAAACCCATGATGATTCCCGCATCGCTTCCGCCGATACCTAAGCGCCGAGTCAGCAACCATTGTGTTCTATCCATGTCTTTCACGCTTGCTAAAATGTTCATTGTCTTTTCTTTTGCAATAGCCATATATGCTACCTCCATTGATTAATATGTGAATTTGAGGTATAATTTTCTTAAGGTAATATCTCAAATCCTTAAAGCGCGCACTGCTATGCGTGCTTTTTTAATGTCTAAAACCATCGTCCCAAAGATCATCAACAACCATCGGATTCTCAACCACGTTTATCACTTCCTCTCAGCCAAAAACCTGCGATTACAGACATAAACGACACGAAAATCATTACCATAAATACATCCATCAGCGCGTGACCTCCTCATAGCCTTTTAACTTCAACTCTTCGATATAGTCCGTCATGTTGTCGCAACCTGTTTCGTTTAACGGGATTTTCTGCTGAAATGCCGGATTAGCAATCATTTTTGTTCTGCTATTTGTATGAATTTCGCTATCACCGAAGTTTGTAGTCTTTCTGAAAACTCTTTCTGTCATTGTTGTAGCCCTCCTTTATTTTTCTCCACCTTGCGCTACCCACGCTTCAAGTTCTCTTTTGCTAAAAATCCATGTCTTGCCGTTTATTTTTTTGCCGGGTAATCCCGCATTTCTAGCCCAAGATTGAATAGTCCTCTTTTTCATTCCTAACATTTCCGCCGCTTCCTCAGCTGTCAAAATATCCTTTTCCATTGTTTCCATTGTTTCTCACTCCTTCACCAAACCATTTTTTTGATAGAATTTATCTCGACTTTCTAAAATTTGTTGTAAATTAATGTTGAATGCCTTCGCTATACTTGTGTTAAGCGTTAATGCTGTTGCGATTACATCTGTTATTTCTGAAATTGCTTGTTTTGCGGCTTCTCGTTGTAGCATGTCGCCTTTTCTTAAATTGAATGTCATCGTTTCTAATCCGCTTTTTAACGCATTTACTGCTTCTGTTACTTCTAGTTCAAAGCGACAAGTTAAAGCCGCATGGTGACTGTCTAGCCCGTCCAGTAGAGGCGGTATCATTCCGTTTGAAAATTCATGTGCGAATAAATATGTGCTTTCTGGTTCGTTGTAGCTATCAATTAACTGTTCTGCTTGTTCAAGTGAAACTGTACGCTTTCCTTTCAACTGGTTGCTTATTAGTGCTGGTGTTACATAACTATCAATCGCTAGCTCTTTTTGCGTGCGAGTTTCTGCTAAAACTTGCATCGCGGTTGGCGCTGATGTTGATTTTTGAAACATAATATCTCAATCCTTTTTGTTTATTTTTTAACCACTAATTAACAACTTATCGTTATATACTATTGTTAGTCGCTCCCCGTGACTATTAGTTGTTTGCATGAGCGTCGTTGTGGTAGGCGACGCTTAAATTATGACTTGATTGTGTTCTTCTAATAATTTGTTTAATAGGTATATTTGTCCTTTTCCTGTTACTTGTGGAGTATAAGTTGTTTTCATTAAGCCGTTTCTGTCTGTATGAATATGTGTTTTTTGTTCGAATAATCCTAAATTCATTGCCTTTTGTGACGGTTTGTTGTAATAAGCACCTTTACTTAGCAAATAACCACTTCCTCTCAGCCATTCGAAAAGCCTATTTTGTCCTATATCTAATCCTTTTTGTTTTAGAATAGTAGCTAAATCTTTTACTAAAATCGTGTTCTCGCTCGTTTGCACAGCTTCCGCAAAAACCACTTTTGGCTTTTGTTCCTCAATTTGCTTTAAAGCCTCTTGCTTCTCTTGTTGTTCCTCAATCCATTTTTTAGCTCTAGCAACTGGATCTTCTATCATGTATGAAAACGTTGGATATTCAGTTGCTAATTTCCTCGCTTGTTTTTCTACTTCAATGAAATATTTTCTAATTGATCGACCTTGTTCCGTATTCTCTACCATCGCCAATTCTTTTCCAGAGTCGAGAGTAAAGATATAATCTATTGATGTAGTGCCACCTATCGCTCGTTTCTCATTTTTGAGAAGTGAGAAAAAATCTTCATTTTCTACAAATCCGTATTGGCGAATTCGTCTTTTAATCCAATCAGCGAATTTAGTTGTAGTCATTAGTTTTTCATGCAATGCTCTAGCGTTTACAAATTTTTCACCTTTTTCATTTTCTAAAACTGGCAACATTTCATTTGCAATTACTTGTAAATTTGACATTTTGCTCTCCTTTCTGTTCGCCCTTTCACAGTGCTATAGTTTTTGTGAAGGGAGGTGGGTAAAATGGGAGTTAAAATTAAATTTGATTCAAAAAAATTAGAGAGACAAATTAAAGAACAAAGCCTAAAAATCGCAAAGCAAGATATTATTAAAAATGGAACGGAAGGGAGCTGTCCCGAATGTTCGCATGTATTTACAGTTAAACCTGGAGTAAACACATGTCCCGATTGCGGGAATGAATTTACTGTAAAAATCAAGTAAATCACTTCACCTTAATTTCTAACGAGTTTATAGTGCTAGCCAAGTCTTCCACCAAAGATTTGGCTTCAATTAATCTCTTTTCTAACAAAGTGGCGTTTTCTATGGAATCCTCTACTCCATTCAGCTCTACTTTCATTTCGATAATTTTTAGCTCTTGATCTTTTTCAAGTAAACTTAAAATATTTTTTATAACGCTGTATTTAACGAATGAGCCGCTCTCTATCGCATTACCATTTTCTAAAATTGTTTCTAGTTTAATAATTGCTTGTTTGATGTTATTCATTTTTCTTCCTCCTAAATTATGATTTTTAGTATTTTCCAGACCATATTAGTCTTTGCATTTCTTCGCTGATCGTGAATGGGTGATATTCCACTTGTACAACTGGTAATGATCCTGCTTTTAAATCTAACTTGACCGCTGTAATTCCTTTTCTTAATTGTTTTCCATTGATTTCTAATACTCCATAACAACAGTTTCTATCTCCTTGCATCTTAATATTTAATGATTTTAAGTTTTCTGGTGGTATGTCTTTGGTTTTAAAAACACAATCTTTCTGTTCACTTCTTTTGTTGCTCAGATATCTTCTGTTCATTTTCTAGCCTCCTATTTTCTTTTGCCTAAATCGCCGTTAGTTTTTTCCGATAATCTATTAACTAATGAATTAATTTCTGAATAAAGTTCCGGCAAAATACTTAAATCACTAAAATCTTCTCCAGTTATACTTAATTCAATGGTGAGTACTGACTCTTTTCTGTTTCTCTTGGTTAGGAAAGAGTTTGTAAATGCAATTTTCCTCATTTTCTAGCCTCCTATTTTAGTTAATTTTTGTGACTTTTCGTTACAATTCTGTCAAAAAAAATTTCATCCACCTTTCTATTGTATAACTTTGCAATATTAAACATTAGTGTTAAGGACGGATTTCTAGATCCATCTTCTATATATCCAAGATGTTGTGGCGTTATCCCCAAAGATCGTGCTACGCTTGCTTTACTTCTCTCTCCCCTTAGTTCTTTAAGGTTGTTACCCATAAAATGCTCACCCTCTTTCGTAACTTTATGTTACTTTATATATATTAATATACACGTAACTTTACGTTACGTCAAGAGAAAATTGTAACTTTTTTTTACATATTCAAATTTTAATTGAACGTAACACAAAGTTACTATATCATTGTGGGTACAGGAGGCGATTATATGTTCGGTGACAGATTACGTTCATTACGCGAAAACAAAAATCTAACTCAGCAAAAAGTAGCTGATGACTTGAATATAAAAAGAGAAAATCTTTCTAATTATGAAAGAAATAAAAGAGAACCCGATTACGAAATGCTGAAAAAACTAGCTGAATATTACGGAGTATCACGCTCATATATATTAGGTGAAACAGATAAAAAACAATATTGGGAATTGGATGACAAGGACGAACGAAGCATTCAAAAAGATCTTCAAAAAATGATTGACGATCTGTCTAATTCAGACGCCTTTGCTTACTCGAAAGAAGATGGAGAAATGGATGAAAATACAAAAAAACTATTAATTATGTCTCTTGAAAATTCGTTAAGGATTGCAAAAGAAGAATCTAAGAAACGATTTACTCCTAAAAAATATCGAAAATAAATTAGGTGGGATAGTATGGAGATGAGTGAATTTATACAGCAACAGATACAAAAGCTTGTTAATATTCATGAAACAAGAAATCCGTTTTTAATTGCGAAAGAAAAAGATATTCTTATATTAAAAGAAGACTTAGGTGAAGTTTACGGTTATTATAATAAAATAAACAGAATTAAAATGATTCATTTAAATAACCTCTTTTCAGATGAGCGGCAATTGTTTACTTGCGCTCACGAACTATGCCACGCTCTTATACATCAAGATGAAAATACCCCCCAACTTTCAAAACAAACTATTGTATCAGAGTGGAAAGTTGAAAAAGAAGCCAACTATTTTGCAACACAGCTGCTTATAGACGGAAGCCATTTAGAACATTATATTGATACTACAGATAAAATAATTAACTTTTATGGATTACCCGAAGAAATGAAAAAATATATATAAGGGAGTAGATGAATATGAAAAAATGGATAGTTTTATGTTTTATATTATTGCTTAGCTTAGTACTATATGCGTGCGGAGAACCAGAACTAGATATTAGTGATAGTACTGGAAAAGGATATTATTTAAACCAAACAGGAAAAACCTCTGATAATGCAAAAATAACATTAAAGGATGAAAATGGGGACTCAAAAAAAATCGAGACAGATAATAATAGTTTTACTATGCTTTTTCCTAGGCTTAATTCGAAGGCAACTTATACCGTATTAGCTGAAAAGGACGAAAAAACCTCGGAGACCGAAATTGTTGTTCCAAAACAAAAAAAACTTGTTTCCTATGAAGATTTACAAGGACAGTTTAACTATATTTTTGAAACAGAAGATGATTTATCTATCTCTCTTCCTGAATCAGTAACTAGTGACGCTGAAGTAACTAATGGATTTAAAATAATGTCTGATGGTAATAACGTGATGTCGTTACTATTAACATATAGCTCTAACGATAAAATAGGTATTACAGATTATAATGATTTTACTTATTCAATTGCAGCTATTATGATGTCCTTAGATTCAGAAAACGGTTTAGATAAGGTACTTAATGCTCTCAATAACAGCATGGATGATCAAAAAGATACAAAAGTTTCTGTTAATGAGATTACATATCAATTTTCAACAATCAATACCAGTTCAACAAATTTAACCACTTTAGAAATATATCCAAGTTGATAACTATTCCTGTCATAGTAATTTTAATAATTATGTTTTTATAAAAAGGAGATGCGGGATGAGCAAGTATAGACACTTGTTAAAAAAATGGTGGTTATGTGTGATTTTTTTATTAATTATATTAAGTTTGTTTAATGGTATATGGGTTCTTTTATTTTTCGCTACTCTAGCGACTTTGACATTTGCTGTAATAAAAGTTATTAAAAATGAAAATCGCCGAAAATATACGTTAATCATTATAGTAACTACAGTTTTACTTCTTACTTTTTCTTTAGTAAGAACCGTTCAGCTTTATAATTATATTGTGGAGAATCCAGAAGAAAATGTAACAACAGATGACCCAAAAAAGGATATTAAAGAAGATGCCGAAACAAATGAAGTAGAAGAAACAGAAGAAATGGATCAAGCAGACGCTTCTACGGCATATACAGTCACTCAAGAAGGTATAGAGTCTTTTAACGAGTCTATTAATCGATTAATTTCTGAATCAAACGGAATACTAATAAAAGTGGTTCCATTTGAAAATGAATATGATATGTTAATTGCGTACGTATCTCAAGATTTAAAATATCAAGATGAAGCAACTAAACAAAAAAATGTTGATTATTTAGGAAGCGAAATACAGCAACGTGCTCTAGGTACGCTCTTTGGTGGAGATAACAATCTAAGACCAATGGTTGAGTTCAGATATAAAGATGAGACAAAGATGGCTGGAAGTAGTGCTTTTGATAAAACTAATATGAAGCTCAAAGGAAAATAAAATATAAAGGGAGCAGATAAGATGAAAAAAGGGATGGTTTTATTAACGGGGTTTTTATTAGCTTTTAGTATTTTTTTAGTAGGTTGTGGAAATGAAAAAAATGATATACAAGTTACAAATACCAATGATAAAAGTAATTTCAAAGAAAAAGAAGAAGCTCAAATGAAGTTAACAGAAACAGAAATTACACCAAATGATAAAGGCGACTTTAGCATAATGGGCGTTGTCGATGAAGGTGCATCTGTTTATATTGAGTCAGAAGAAGCAGAAGTTAATTCATCGGGGATGTTCGTTGCTTCTAGCAACTACACCGGCTCGGAAGAAATTCAATATACTGTTACAGCTAAAGAAGCTGGAAAAACTGATAATGTACAAATTGTAACTATACTTCCACCCACTCTGAAAGAATACAGCGTTGGTGATACACAAGAAATCGGCGGGATAAAAGTAACTTTAACTAGTGTTGAGAAAACGAACGAAAGAAATCAATTTGATGATACCAAGCCTAAGAATGTAGTTAAAATAAGTTATAAAGTTGAAAATAATTCTGGCTCTGAGTACTTTGTCGATTCTGACATTGATGTATACGATTCTAAAGGTACAATGGGCGAAAGATACCCATTGGATAACACAACCGGGAAAATACCAAACGGAAAAAATATGAACGCAGACTTCCATGCGGGAGTTAATGAAAGTGGAAATATTGAAATAATCTTCAACTTATTTTCTGATGCAAATTTAACGTTCCATGCAAAAATTTAAAAGAGAGCCTCTGGGCTTTTCTTTTTACCGAAAAAAGAACGTATGTGCGAAAGGAGGACTTATTTATGGTAAAAAAAGTAAAAGGTAGGCGTTATGAGGGTTCTATTGAACAACGTAGCAAAAATTCATGGCGTATGCGCGTGACTGTAGGCTATGACTACAAAGGTACGCCGATTCGGGCTGACAGAACGACGCGAACAAAAAATGAGAGGGAGCGAGAAAGAGAGTTAAGAAATTTCATCACAGAATTAGAGCAAAATGGATATACAGCTCCTGCAAGAATGACATTTAAAGCATTTGTTGAGAATGAGTATATGCCAAAACATGCACAAAATAACCTAGAAGTTAAAACCTGGACAGAATACTACAAATCTATAGTAGCAAGAGCTTACCCAGCCTTTGGCGGCGTTCAAATGGATAAAATAACTACACTTCATATAGTTAATTTAGTCGCAAAATTACAAAAGCCCGGCGCAAGATTAGATGTTAAACCTACAGATTCAGACGAAAAGAAAAATAAGCCACTTTCGCCACGATCTATCAGAAATATTTATTTTGCGATAAATTCAGTATTTGAAACTGCGGTTGAGTGGAAAGTAATCCCAATTAACCCCGCAGAGGGTGTAAGGCTTCCAAAAACAACTAAAAGACCGCCTACTATTTATACTCCTGCTGAAATTGAATTGTTAAATGCAGCTCTAGTGAAAGAGCCACTTAGATTGCAAGTAATGATTTATATAGCGCTGATTTCAGGTTGTAGAGAAGCTGAATTAGCAGCATTAGAAGTAAAACACGTGAACTTAATAGAAGATGAGCTAACATTCGAACAAACGCTAGTTGCAAAAGCAGGAGAAGGTTTACTTCTTAAAGAATCAACTAAGAATGATGTAGCTGGGATAGTTTCTATACCCGCTTGGTTAACTAATTTAATAGAAACATATATAAGCAATGAAGTTTTAGACCTAAAAACTGAAGGGAAATGGACCAATCACAAATTTTTATTCGCCAACATGGAAGGCAAACCGATTAGGCCTGATTCGATTTATCAGCGTTGGAAACGATTTTTAGAAAGACACAACTTGCCGGTGATTCGTTTTCATGATTTGCGTCACACATCTGCTACACTTTTATTGAACAAAGGTAGAGATATAAAAATTATCCAAGAGCGGCTTAGACATAAATCTAGTGTGACCACTTCAAACATTTATGCACATGTTTTGAAAGATACGCACAAAGATGCAGCTAGCGATTTTGAGAACCCTTTTTAAGCTTTCTGCCCCACCTCTGCCCCACTTAATAAAAAAAGGCAATTTTAAACTAAAATTTCACAAACAAAAAACCGCTTAAACGCTTTGTTTAGGCGGTTTTTATATATGGGTTGTGAGGGTTTC